GCCCGGTTCCAGCAGGCCGGCGGCAAGGTGGAATGGGGCGAGTACACCGACCAGCGCGTGGTGGGCACGTTCTCGCACCCGCAGGGCGGCAGCGTCCGCATTGAGTGGACGACCAAGATGGCTCAGGACGCGGGCCTGACGCGCAACCCGACGTGGAAATCCTACCCACGCCAGATGCTGCGGGCGCGGTGCATCAGCGAAGGCATCCGCACCATCTACCCCGGCGTGGCCATCGGCACCTACACGCCCGAGGAGGCCGAGGACATGGCCCCACGCCCCGCCCGCGACATGGGCGCCGTTGAAGAGGTAACCCCGCCGCCGCCCCCGCCGGCAGTGGACGTGGAGGCTCTGGTGCGCGACATCGATGGCGCCGCCACGTTGGAGTTCTTGGAGTTGCTGCGCCCGCAGATGCGCCAGGTGCCGAAGGGTCCGGACCGCGACCGCGTGGTGGCCGCCGTGCAGCGCCGCGCGGAAGAGATCCGCGCCGAGCAGGCGCCTGCGCCCGAGGCGGAAGGGGGTGCGTTGTGAGCGCCGCCAGCCAACCCCCCGATCAGCACCTGATCACCCCCGCCCAATTGGGCATCCGCTGGGGCCTGAGCCTGCACACGCTCAGTCAGTGGCGGGCCAATAACAGCGGGCCGGCTTACCTGCGCCTCGGTGACGGCGAGCGGCCGCGCATCAGGTATCGGCTGGTGGACGTGCAGGAATACGAGCGCCGGCAACTGGAGAACCGGCAGTAATACGTAATACACGGCACGGCGAGGCAGGGCACGGCACGGCCAGGCGAGGCAGGGCATGGCACGGCTCGGCAACGCACGGCATGGCAGGGCGAGGTACATGGCACGGCGTGGCGTGGCCAGGCATGGCGCAGCCAGGCACGGCGAGGCAAGGTACGCGGCTTGGCAAGGCCCGGCGTGGCGTGGCAAGGCACGGCAAGGCAAGGTACATGGCTTGGCAGGGCAAGGCTCGGCAGGGCAAGGCTTGGCGCGGCAAGGCAGGGCAATTTCTGCCCGAATTTGAGTGTTTTTCAACCAATGGAGTACAGTGATGAAACTGATCGACATCGAAATTCGCGGCATTCAACCGCTTCTCATGCACCGTTTTGCGGAGGACGCGGAGACGGCCAGCAGCAGCAAGGCGCGCGGCATCGTGCAGGACAGGGGCACGCCCCGCGAACAGGCCGAGAAGGTTGCCTACCGGCATCCTGACGGCACGTTCTACATCTCGGCGTTCGCCATTCCCAACGCTATCGGCGCGGCCGGCGCGAGCTACAAGATGCCCGGTTCGCGCAAAAGCATGCGGTTCATTGTGCCCAGCGCAATCCGCATCTTTGAGCCCACCATCACGGTGATGAACGGCGCAGGCCCTGCCAAGGATTTCGAGGTGGACTCGCGCCCGGTGACGATCCCCGCCACCAAAGGCCGCGTCATGCGCCACCGCCCGCGCTTTGACTGCTGGGGCCTGCAGTTCAGCATCGGTGTGGACGACACGTTGATGAAAGTCAGCGACGCGCAGATGCTGCTGGAGCAGGCCGGCCTGAGCATTGGCATCGGGGATTTTCGTCCTGAGAAGCGCGGCCCGTTTGGCACGTTCCGCGTGACCCGTTTTGAGGAGCTCGCAGAATGAGCGCCGCCCGCGAATTCCTCGCGGGCCTGTTCCGCCCCGCGTCGCCCGAGGTTCTGGCAGCGCGTGAGCTGGACGAGGCCCGCCGGCAGTTGCTGGCCGCAGAGTCCGCTGCGGAATACGCGGACGCGATGTGCGCTTACCACCGTTCGCGGATTGAGCGGTTGCAGCGGTATTTGAAAGGAGAGCAGGAATGAAAGACACCGGAGGACCGGCGTTTCCCGTGAAGACGGCGATGCTCGATTGCACGCAGACCGGCATGACCCTGCGCGACTACTTTGCGGCGAAGGTGATGGAAGGGATTTGGACAAACAGTGAGATTCTTGCGACTTTGAAACGCGGGCAAGAGTCGAAAGAAATTGCTATGTTAGCCTATGAGCAGGCCGACGCCATGCTGAAAGCGAGGCAACCATGACCACCGAAGACAAAATCCGCCGAGTGCTGCACCCCGAGGCGCACGAACCCATGCCGTACAACCCGCGCCTGGGGGTGGGCTGGGACCAGCAGGGCAGGCATCCGCAGGCTGCGGAGCCGTGCGTCGATCTTGATGAACTGGGCGTGCGGTTGCCCGAGCCCGATCCGTGGTGGCCCTACATCCTGGGCGCAGTGGCGGGACTGCTGGCGCTGGTGCTGGTGTTTGCGCCGTTGGGGAGGTGAGATGAAACTCACACCATGGTTCCCCGGCAGCGTCAAGCCGGTGCGGGTTGGCGTGTACGAGCGAGAGTACGGAAACGGCTGGCATAGCTACAACTACTGGAACGGCAAGGCATGGTCCAGCCCAAGCCCGGTTCCCAAAGGAGCTGAGATTTTCAAATCCTTTCGCAGTGCGTACCAAAACGTCCGTTGGCGCGGGGTGATGAAATGAACGACCTACGAACCGCCGCCGCCATCCGCGCCCGCACCCCATGAAATGCCCCATCTGCAGCACCTGGGCCATCAGGCTGGAAACGCGCAGCAATGCTACGCACAACACCGTTCGCCGCCGCTACGAATGCGGCTACACGCACCGATTCAGCAGCGTCGAGCGCGTGGTGGCGTCCGTCAGTACGACCAGATCGTCGGCTCCTGCCGCAGATCAAGGTGCAGAAACCGACCCGCACCCTTCTGCTGGACGCCGATCCCCGTGAACCCGAGCCCGAGCGCCAGGCGCAGCAGATCGACGGCATCGCCGTCCTGCACCCCGAGGTCTGCCGCCAGGCCTGTGGCGTGCATCCCGGGGTGCGCCTTGGCCTTCTCGATGGGGTGGTCGGGGCACCGATAGCCGCTGCTCACGCGCAAGGGCTTGCCGTACTGGTGACGCAGCGCCTGCAGCTTCTCCATGAACTCGGGCTGCATCTGCTGCCGGCCGCAGTGGCGGCAGCGGAATTCGGCCTCGGTGAAGTTGGGGTAGCGCGACCAGTCCATGCCGCTCAGCCTTTTACTGCTGCTTGCGCTTATCCCACACCGACCAGCCCACGCCCGCCGCGGCCGCAGCGCCGCCCACGATGGCGTTCACGGTGTCGCCGTCCACGCCCCACTTGACGGCAAAGCCGCCGGCAATCGCCGTCAGGATGTGACGCACCAGCGCCTGAATGATCATCGCGTTCATTGGGTACTCCTACAGGGGCCGTGGTTCCTTGAAGGCCGACGCGGGCACGGCCCAACAGCCCCCGTCAAACCACGCTATCGTAACCCGGCCGTCAGGGCGCAGCGTCCAGCAGCCAGACAGGCGCTCGCGGCCCTTGTACAGCAACGCCCACAGCGCACCCCGCTGGCACGGGCCAGCCTCGTCGTGCAGTTCAAGGCGCTCGTCATTTGCCACGATTTCCGCCACCACAGCGGCCTGCGCCGGCAGCGCCAGCAGCAGAGCCAGTGTGGCGGCTCGGGTCACTTGCTGCCCCAGTGCGTAGCCACCCACGACACGGCACCGCCCAGCATGGATGCCATGGTCATGCCGGCCCACAGGCCGCCCTTGGACTTGTTGGCCATCTCCAGCAGCGTGCGAATGTCAGTCTGCATGGCCGTCACTTGGTTGCGTAGCGACGTGACCTCGGCTTCCAAGCGGCCGAATTCTCGGGGGTCGATCTCGGTCATGGTACTGCAAGGGCGTTGGTGGATTCTGGGGCTAGGGCATTTGCGCCCTGCCGGGAGATTTCGCCGATGGCGGGGGCAATAGCCGCGCGAGCGGGAGCCGACCAAGTGTTGGGACTGGTGACGATGTTCAGCAACTTCTGTCGCTCCGCTGCCGGCAGGCCGTTGAGCAGGTCAAGCATGCTCTGGTTGGACTCGGCGGCTTTGCGCACCATGTCAATGGTTTTCTTGTTGACGCGCTTTTCAACGTCAGCAAGGCGCATGTTGGTTGCTGTGATTGCCGGGCTAAACCAGTTTGGCAAGCGCAACTTGGCGCGATTGGCCTCCATGATTTGCGCAAGCTCTGCCGCGCCGCCGCCTGCCTTTTCTGCCGCCAGCTTGTCCATTTCCACGCGCTTGGCGATTTTGTCAAGCGTCGGCATCTCTGCCGCCATCTCCTTGAAGATGCTGTAGCGTCCGGGGCCGAAGATTGCTTCAACGGCCTCCTCTTTGTCGCCGCGCACAAGTTTGACGTAATCCTGCGGATCGCCCTTGAACATGGCCAGCGCCTGCGCCGCCATCTGCTTGCGAGCGATGACGTCCATGCCTTTGCTGTACGTGTCAAGATATTGCCGCCAGCCGGTGCCGCCAGCCTTTTCAATGGCGTCGTCAATCAGCGGCCTCAGGCGCTCCAGCACGGCTGCGGTGACTTTGGCGCCGGCCTTGGGGTCGTCCTGTTTGACCACATCCCGCACGCGCTGGGCAATGCCTTCTTTGCGGATGGTGTACAAATCATGCGCGTCAATCGTGCCGCCGCCCTTTTGCGCAAGATCGGCCAAATCCTGCTTCAGCAACGTCATTACCCGCGTCACGTCATTGCTGGCCCGCAGGCCAGGCGTCGTAAGCGCGGAGTCAATAGAATTGACAAGCGGAGAAACATCCAGCGGACGCAGGCCGTAGGACTCCAAGCTGCCAATCTGGCGATTGATGAAATCTTGCTCGGCGCGGCGCTGACGTGCAATATCGGCAAAAAGGTTGGACGCTTCTTGCTGCTGAGACGCTGCCGCAGCCTGAGTGCGCGCCGTTTGACGCGCGCTGATGGCAGGAATTTGGCCTGGGGCAACGCGCTGCAGTTGCTGCACGGCCGCCTCCGTACGTTGCGCCGCCTCGGTGCCGGTGCGGCCCGCATCCTGCAGCGCCGACACCATTGACGCCTGCTTCTGCGTCGCCCTCGGAACCAGCGCATTCATCACTCGCTGCGCCTCGTTGGCAGCAGCAAGCTCTGTTTGCATCATCGGCATTGTGCGGGCCGTCAGCTCCGCTCTGCCAGCCTCCGCCGTTTCCCTTGCCGCGGTCGCTGACGTTCCGCCGGCCAGTTGCCCCAGTTGCGCCTGAGACAGTGCCTTTTGCCGGCGGGCAACGTCGGCGGCAAAGTCCGTGGGCTCAAAGGCCAACAACGCCTGCCACGCCTGCCGGGGCGATTCTGCCGTGACTTGGGCCGGCGTCATGTCTGGCGCAGCGGCACCAAGAGCGGCGCGGATGTTCTGGATTTCGGGGCCGGCGGCTTGCTGGGCAATGCCTACCGCCTTGCGTTCTGGAATGGATCGCAGCAAATCAAGGCCGCGAGCGCCGGCACGCACAACGGAGCCCAATCCGCGGCCGATGATTTCGCCTTTGGCGGCCTCTTCCGTTGCGCCCAAAACATCCGGGCGTTGGCCTTGCAACAACTCGGCCCCAGTGCGGGCGCCCGTGAAGCCCGTAATGCCGCCAATAAGAGCGCCTGCCGCAGCGGGCACAGGCCCCGCCGGGGCCAAAGACGAGGCCCCGCGCAAAGCGCCGCCAGCGCCCGCAACCATCTCTGCTGACGGCTGAGCCACCCGCGCTATGGTCTGGAGGTTTTGTTGCGCCCCCCGCAGAAGCTGCCGGCCCAACGGCACCTCCGCGACCGGCGGAGCGGGATACGGCCCCGCGCCAGGGATTTGCCCCGGGGGCGCTGCGGGCGCGGTTTGCTGGGGCGCCACAATCTGGCGGGCATAGGTTGCCAAGTCGGAATCCGACAACGGACGTGCGGATTCAATGTCGTAGGTCTTGCCGCCGATTTCGAGCGTGTACTTGGGCATCACGGCCTCTCGGTCACAAAGACTCCGGGGGCGATTTCTCGGCGAGCGCCGCCAGTGCGGGCTGGCGCAGGCGCTGCGGCTCCCGGGCGCGTTGCGGTCGCCGGTGCCGGCGCCGGTGCTGGTGCTGGCGCCTCAGAGCCAGACAACACAAACTGATCTTTGCGCGCCCTCATAATCCGCACAATTTCCATTGCGGCGTCGCGCCTGATTTTGTTCGGGATGTTGGGGTTGGCAATTTGACCGGCGGCGTCTTTATAAGACTGTGTGTCCTTGTCGGATTGCGGGCCCTCAAACCGAGGAACCATTTTGAGAACCATGTCAGCAATCGGCTGCAGGCGACCAATGGCCACGGCTCCTGGCGTCGCAACACCAACAAATCCCGCGGCGACATCAGTTGCCGCTCCAACGCCGCTTCCAGTTGACTTGTCGATCAGGCCGCCAGGTTTTGCGGCATTTTCCAATTCGCGGATGGTGCGATCAAGTTCGATGATTGTTTGCCCGCGCTGAAATTCCGTTTTTTCGGCAAAAGCTGACGGCCTTGGCGGGGGCTGCCTTGCTTCTGCCTGCCGACGCAACGTTTCCGGATCGGCCCGGCCGCCGGGAATTGGCTCAAGCGTGCCGTCTGGACGGCGCCTGTAGCCCTGTTGCGTAAGAATGCGGTCGGTTTGGTCCGTGGTCAGCCTTGCGGGCACAGCAGGTACAGGCGCCTCTGCCGCAGCAGGCATATCAACGTACGCCCCGGTTTGTGTGTCAAACATGCGCCCTTGGCCCGCAGAAATGTACCTCTGGGCGCCAGTGCGCTCTTTGAACCGCTCCGCAGGCGCCAGCACCTGAGTCCGCAGCCATTCGCCAAACTGCGCGGGATCATCCGGCACGCCGGCCATGGCCTGCTCGGGAGTAGTGAAGCGCCCAATGGCCTTGGACACCAACGGATCTTGGAACCCCAGCGCCAACACGCCGCGGGCCTGTTGCGCATTTTGAGTGCGGCCGAGGGCGCTCATAAATTGCCCCATGGCGGCCTCAACTTCTTTTTGCTGCACGCCCCGCGTTTGCGCCGCAACCTGCTGGCCGTATTGGATCTGCTGCATTGCCCGCGCACCGGGTGCGCCAAACTGAGCCAGCCCTTCAGGGGCTCCACCGCCGCGCACGTACTCAGCAAGCGCGTTCTCCTGCTCGCGGGACGCCCGCGCTGCCTGCAGCGCCTCCATCTGATTCGCCGCCTGCGCCGCCTGCAGCAGCATATTCACCCTGTCGGGCGACTTGAACTGGATGGGCTGGAACGTAGCCTGGCGGATGATGCTGGTGTCGAGTGGCATATCAGCCTCCAACGCGGCCGAAGATGTCGCGGAACAGTTGCTCTTGCTGCCTGCCGCGAGTGTAATCGCCAACGGCGCCCGCGACGCCTGCCAGCGCGTTCCCGTAGGACGACATGCGCCCGATGCGCCCTTGCGCCAACGCGTTCGCCTGCTGCAGCCCCAGTTCGCCCGCCTGTGAGGCATAGTTCTGCCCCGCAGTGCCCGCTTGCGTCGTGGCCGTCTGCCCCAGCCCTGCGATGTTCGCCAGCCGGTTGTAGGCGTTCCCGTACTCCTGCGAGGCCAGATCCTGCGCGTACCGCTGGCCCGCCTTCAGCGCCCCGCCAGACAGCATGTTGCCCCGGGCGGCCTGCACGCGCTCCAGCGCCTTCATGCCCTCCCCCAGACGGAATGCGTAGCCGGGCTCGGGGAGGACTTCGCCGCGGGTGAGCTTGCCGAGGGCGTTGACGCCGGCCTCGTAGTAGGGCTTGCCAAGCTCCAGCGACTTCTCGTACATCTCCCGCTGAAGCTGCAGAGCCCTATCCGCCGCCGCCGCCTGCGTCTCTGCGGCTTTTTCTGCGGCGTTTGCCCCGGCGATCCCGCCCACCACGTTGCTCACGCCGCTGACGATGGCCGCGCCTGCGGGGCTGGCCACGAAGTCGATGGCTTTGTCGAGGTAGGGAATGCCGGTGAGGCCGGGTTTGGCGCCCGCGCCGGCCACCACGGCTCCGGTGGCCATGAGTTCGCGGGCGGTGGGAGAAATGCCCGCGGCCTCAAGCCCGCCCGGCACCATGCCCTCCATGACGCCGGCAGCGGGTGCGGCAGCGGGGGTTATTGCATTCACTGCCGCCGCAGCCGGGGCAAGCGCGTTGCCTGCCGCCGCAAACTGGCCGCCCCCCATGACGCCCGGCACCAGATCGGACGAACCGCCGGCCAAGTCCATGGCTCGCTGGGCAAGCTGGGGATTGGCCTGCAACTGCGCCAATTCGTTCAGTTGCATGGCGTTTGCCGCATCGGTCAACTGCGCGGCAGGGGTCGTCACGTTGGTGACGGCGCTTTCCAATGGGGCGAAGTTTGCCGTTTCCAGCGCCGGGGGCTGGCTGACTTGGCCCAACACATCGCCAAGCCCGCGCCCAATGTCGGCCGCCGTCATTGCCGCAGTGGGGAGCGAGGCAATCGTCTGTCCCGTGGCGGCGTTGATGATGTTGCCGGACAGGCCCACGCCTTCCATGGCGCCGAGGCCGGCACCGGACAGGGCGTTTGCCCCTGCGCCAGCGCCGCCCATGAGCGAATTGAACCCGCCCATGCCGAAAGCAATGCCCACGGCCGGCAGGACGAATTCCTTGAAGAAGTCGCCGAAGCCGCTGACCTTGACGGTCCGCTGGTTCGTTACTTCGCCAGTGGGCAAGCGGAAACCAATGGTCTGCCGGTCCTTGTTGATCTGGCTGGCATCGGTGACGAAATCGTAGCCCTCGGCCCGCTTTGACTGAATCCAGTTTAGGAACTCGGGCGAGTAGTCCTCCATGACGTTGCCGTCAGGGCCGATGTACTGCGCCCTAAGCGGCCCGGTCCACCCGAGTTGCGAGGCCACCGCCTCCCAGTTCTGCGGGCTCTGCAGCCCCGCGATCTGCGAGTCATACGGCCCCGCAACCGCACCGCTCTCGTCAACAGTGCCAGAGAACTGCGAGAAAAACGGGTCACTCGCGGAAAGCCATTGCTGTGCCATGATTCACCTCACCCAATCCGCCAGTTTGTACCGTCGCTGAACACCGGCACGACGTTCGCGCCGCCGCCAGCCACGATCGAGTGAAACGTGGTTGCGTTGGCATCCGTCACCACGGCCCGGGCGCCTGCTCCGGCAGTGCCTGCGGCCACCAGTGCGGCCACCGTCTGCGTGCCGTTGTTGATCCACTTCAAGCCGACAGTCATCGTCAGGCCTGGCGCGCGCATTGAGGTCACGCTGCTATTGCCGATGGTGACTTCGTTGCTGACGGTGGCGCCAGAGACGTCGGCGTCGTAGCCAATGACCGTGTTGTTTGACCCCGTGGTCAACGAGTTGCCGGCAGCGTAGCCCACGGCGGTGTTGTTCGACCCCGTAGCCAGCAGCAGCGCGTCAGCGCCCACGCCCGTGTTGCCGCCGTTGGTGGTGGCCGCGTTGATGGCCCGGTATCCCAGGCCCGTGCTGTAGTTGCTGGTGCTGACGGCCGACAGTGCATCGTAGCCCACGGCGGTGTTGTAATCCCCGCCCGTGTTGGCATCCAGCGCCTGCGAGCCGAGGGCGGTGTTCTGCACGCCATCGGTGTTGGCAGTCAGCGCGTTGTACCCAACCGCCGTGTTGTTGGCCCCCGTGGTGTTGCTGTCCAGCGCCGTATCACCCACGGCAATGTTGGTGGCCACGCCGCTGCCGCCCAGACCCACGGCGACGCCGACCTCCTTGGACAGATCAAACGACGCGAAGATGTTGTCGTCGGTCTTGATCGTGACGCCGAGAGCCGTTTCCAGCACGAACTTGTACGACGAGCCCGCCGTCAGCCAGATCTGCGCGGGCGTCCTGCCGGCGCTGTCCAGCACGATGGGGTTGGCGTTGGCCGTGCCGCCAGACGAACTGGTGTACGTCGCAATCGGCGTAGTCGTGCCGGCAGCGTAGGTGTAGATCAGCCCCCCGGCCAACGGGTTGCCGTTGTTGTCGAAAAACTGGGCGCCTGCGCCTGCGTAGGGGGAAAGCGAAACGCTCATGATGCTCTCACTGTTGAATCTGGCTCACCGCCAGCACGACGGCAGGGGCTGCTGGGGCAAACGCAGTGGCTGCAACATTATCCACCGTGATGGCCGTATCGTTTGCGGCGAACATGATCTCGATGCGGTCGTTTGCCGCCAGCGAGAAAAACTCGCTCATAGACACAGCGGTGTACCCGTTGTTGATGTTGATCGTCACCAGCCTGGCAGAGTTAGCGACATCTGTTCCGTTTTTGCGGAACCACAGCCAAACCGTCTTGGGGCTGCTGCTACTGCTGCCGATCTGAACGGTGGCGTCAAATTGGTATAGGCCAGACTGCACCACCACAATGCGCGACGCAGGCGAGCCGATGCTGATGCCTTCGGCGATTTCGGTGTTGTCGAACGTCAGCGCGTAAGCCGTGTTGATGACTGCGGGCGATTGGTCGCTGGTTTTGGTGAACTCGCCGTAGTACTTCTGCTGCTCAATCGTGGGTCGCACAAAAATCTCGCCCGCCGTCGCACTGTCCACTAGCACCGCAGCGATGGGGATTACGTTGTCGGGCGCCGTGGGCTTGACGTTGGTGAACGCGCCCGCCACCGTCGGGCTGGCGTAGAGAACGTCGCCTACGCTGAACGCGCTGGTGTCAATGCCGCTGACGTTGCCCCAGACGCAGCACAGGCCTGTAGCGCCGCTGTCGGGCAATTCCTCGGCCATGACGCCCAGGATGTACAGCGACGGCGACGAGCCGTCTGCTAGGTACGGCGTTACCGACAGCACGTTGTTTGACCCGACGCCCGCAAAGCCAACAACCGTGCCCTTGGGAATCGTGAAACCGGTGGTGTTCTGCACCACCGTGTACTGCAGCAGCGCCGCGTCCTCAATGGACGACTGCAACAGTTGGAAGAACCGAAACCACGCCCGCGTGGCCAGCGCGCCCTGATCCACCACGGGATCGCGCTGAGACGGTACGCGCGGCGCCAAGTCCACGTTATGCGCTCGTCGGGGTGGCGGACAGTTCCGCCCCCATGATGGCAATCTTTACCGGATCACTGCCGCTGATCTCGTACACGCGATCCCGCAGCTTGGTGGTCATGCCGAGCCGGCGCCAGATGACGCGCTTGCCGTACTCACCGACCTTGCCCATGCCGGCCCAGTGCTCGTTGCTCCAAGTGTGGCCGCCGTCGTCGGACCAGCGCAGCATGACCTGTGGGTTGGCGCCGTCTGTCAGCGACACCAGCGACGTCACCAGTTGCAAGCCAGATTCAGTGGTCAGGTTGACGCTGTTCTCGGTCAGCAGGAAGAACGTGCTCACCGTGCCGGCGCCGACGCCAGACTCGCAGTCCAGTTGCAGCGTGTGGTGCGCCGTGCGTTTCAGCGTGTTTTGCCCCGTCGGCAGCGCACGCCACGACCGCAGCCAACGCTGAGCTTGGCCGTTGTCGTTGTACGTGTCCTGGCTGAAAGCGTAGATGAACCCCGTCTCCCAGTCGCCCACTAGCACTTGGCCGTTGAAATTGGCCTGGCAGTTGCTGCGGTGCCGGAGGTACTGCACGCCGTCCCAGTAGGCCCGTTCATGCCACAGGCCGGTGGAGACGTCGAACACCCACGTGGCCTGCGCGGTCGGAAACACCAGCACGTAGAACGAGTGCCCGTCCTGCTGGTACGAGTAGCCGATGGCATCGTTCAGCACCGCGTACTGCTGGATCTGCCACTCCACAGCGTGCGTGCTGATGCGCTGGCCGTTGTAGCCCTGGTTGCGGTACACGATGCCGTTGCCCCGTGCGTCAGAACCCAGCCAGAACACGCTGTTGTCCAGCTTGGCCACACTGTACGGCGCAAGGCAGCCAGTCTCCATGAACGCGCCCTCAATGCGCGCCAGCGGGAAGTCGGCCACGCCAGCGTTGTACCAGACCTCAATGGTGTTGTTGCCGAACAGCCAGACCTCGCGGTGATCCACGATCAGCGACACGATGTCGTCGGGGTTGCCCTCGGCGCTGGCAAAGTCCAGCGGGTCTACCGACAGACCGTCCAGCAGTGACGTCACCCACACCCGCTGGCTGTTAGGCTCGTTGAACACGAAGTAGCTGTCCAGATAGCCCACGCTGACCGCGCCCGGGAAGTCGGGGTCGGTGACCTGCGCGAACACGCCCGTGTTGGCGTTGTAGATGAACGCATCGGGGTTGCACGCCACGAACAGTTGCACGCCGTTGTCGGCCATGCTCACCGGACCGCTGCCGTTGATCAACCCCAGTTCCGTGATGGCGTAGTTGCCGTCCACGCGGTACAGCTTGCCGCCAGAGGCGACGTACAGGAAGTCGCCAAATTTCCACATGCCACGGATGGGGCCAGTGCCAACAATGGCCACCAGTTCCAGCCCTGGGCATCGCTGCAGGAACGCGGGCTCCTTGCCGCCCTCGGGTACCACCTCGGGGAACAGATTGACGCACCTGTTCGCCGCAGCATTGACGCTGCGGGCAACGTAGGCGGCTCCGAGGATAGGGGTTTTCATGCCGCGTTTTCCGCAAACACATTGACGAAGACCGTACCGTCTTCAAGCGCTTCTATTTCATGCCATTCGCCAGCAAGCAGGTTCAGCGGCACTGAGTTTTTGTCGATGACGCGCCCGCCTTTTTCTTTGCGAACAACGCATCGACCTGCGTGGCACATTGTGAGATGTGAGTACAGATGCTCATGGCGCGGCAATCCTTCACCTTTGTTGGCGTGGTAGACGTTAACCACCGCGCCGTTGTAGGTTACAGAATGCCGTGGCGTCAGAAGCGCCATCAGAAGTTCTCCGCGCCCGTTTGCGTAGGCTGCGCTTCAGGGCTTGGCGGAGCGGGGGGTTCTGGGGGCGGAATATAGGGCGCAATAGGGCCGTACACACCTGCGCGGCCCTTGTTCCAAAGTTCTTGGATGTGCGAGTAGGGGTCAGTGCCGTTGACGCCGACAGGCAGAACTTCGCTGAACTCGGCGTACTTCACCATGCAGCGAAACGACGTTTGCGCCGCATCGCACCATTCAAGATTGCTGACAGATTCGATGTTGAACATGATTTTCTTCACGAAATGCGAACGTAAAGAGCGGCCATCCAATAGTACACGGTAGAGCAACAGCCGCTGGTTATGGTGCCATACGTAGCTCCAGTACTCATCTTTCTCCAAGTTCCACTCAGTGAAGTGCCGCCACCGTTATACGAAGCACTACCATTGCTTCTATTTGCACTGTAAGCAGAATATCCATTAGTACTGGCGGCCACCGCTCCTGTATTCGGCGTCCAACCGTATCGCAAGTCACTACCGGCAACGGTCGAACCAACAGCCACATTGGTATTGGTTGCAATGATCAGCACTGCGTAGCTGCCGATGTCACCCAGCCCGGTCATGGACACCGCGCCGGTCAAGCCGTTGACGCTGGTAACAGGCGCTGAAGCGGGCGTTTGGCTTACCCAAGTAGACCCGTTGGAAGTCAGCACGTTGCCCGAGGTGCTAGGGGCCACCGCTTGAACGCCCGATGTCCCATTTCCCAACAGGACGTTGTTGGCGGTTAGGGACGTTTGACCAGTGCCGCCATTTGCAACCGCCAGAGTGCCTGTAAAGCTAATGTTCGGCGTAGCGCCGCCGCTAGACGCCAAAGGCGCAGATGCGGTGACGCTAAGAACGCCGCTAGACGGCAGTGCCGCGCTTGTCCATGTCGTTCCGTTAGACGTCAGCACATTTCCCGAAGTGCCTGGAGCAACGGTCAGGGGCGCAGAGGTGCCGTTGCCAAGCAAGACGTTGTTTGCAGTCAGCGTGGCTGCGCCCGTGCCGCCATTCGCAACCGGCAGCGTACCCGTCACCCCCGTGGTCAGCGGCAGCCCAGTGGCGTTGGTCAGCACCGCCGCAGACGGCGTGCCCAGCGCAGGCGTCACCAACGTCGGCGAATTCGCGAACACCGCAGCCCCGGTGCCAGTCTCATCCGTCAGCGCAGCCCGCAGGTTTGCTGACGACGGCGTGGCAAAAAACGTCGCCATGCCGGATGCAAACAACGACGGCGAGGCCAGCATGCCGGTAAACGTGACCTGTTTCGTCACGCCGCCTTCCACGACGGGAAACGACGACGCGCCGTCAACGCTGGCGGCAACCGGCAGTTCAGAAATCTTTACGTTTGCCATCAGAAATTCCCCGTGAAGATATTGAACCGTTGATTGCGCCGACCCATGATGTTGTACGGCATGGCCAGCAGGTCATCGGGGTTGTTGATGCGCTTGAGGTTGCGCTTTGAGGTCATGGCGATGCGCTGCACCGTGGGCGGGGCCTCGACGCCGAACTCGGCAGCGATCTCGCACGCGAGGTTGTACTTGAAGCACCGCAGGTATCCCGGGGGGAACGCGAGCGTGGTGTTCAGCAGCGCGGGCTGCGCCAGTTCCTGCACGCTGACCAAGTGCCATTCCAGCGGCTTGGTGGGCACCGGGTACAGCGCCATGGTGATGTCCGGGTGCGTGTTGTTCACCCACATCATCTGCGGGTAGGTGGACGTCACCGTCTTCAGCGCGATGTTGTTGTACTGGTCTTGGTTGATGAAGTACACCCCGAACGACACGCCGCTTTCGGTGTCGCGGAAGTACGACGAGGTGTCCAGTTGCACCGGCCGCGTGCCGACGAAATCCCCGGTCGGCCCCAGTGTGCGAATGGCGTCGCCTGCGGGCCAGGTGAACACCTGATCCTGCGTGGAGTACACGGCCAGGCGCTCAGTGCTCCATGAGTCGAGCATCTGGTTCAGAGCCGCCAGCGCGTCCTGCGAGGTGGCGGCAGAGGGCGTTTCGCCCTCGGCAAGCTGGCCGATCAGCCGCAGTGCTGCGTTGATCTGGTCACCGGCTGTGGTGGACATCGGCAGACTCCCGTCGCCGCCTGCGCACGATCAGATCATTGACGGCAACAGGTGGCGTATCTTGCCCCGGAGTATACCTCTCCCACCCGTTTTGTTCGTCATGCTCGGCCTCCAGATCCATCGTGGCGATCTTGGTGCCGTGAACTTCGTGTCTCAGGTAGATGATGGGCACAGGTCGCCTCCGGGCTGCTTGCGCATGTAAATGTGGAAGTTGCCCGGGTACACCTGATCCGCGCTGTGGTGA